AATTCATCATCTGTTGGTTGTGAATCTGAATTTGCAGAATCCCATTCAATTATTTTATGAGGAACTACGTTTTGATCTAACCTGTAACGATTAGCATTTTTTCCTAGCTGTAATAAAGCTAAATTTATGTCTGTATCTGAGTTTATTGTCATAATTACGACTCCTTATAAATTTCAACAATAGTATATATGTCAGCATCCGTAGTAAATCCAGCAGATGTTCTCACCCCAAATCCTTGACTTGATTTAGTGCTGTCAGTTTGATGTTGTATTTCAAATACTTTTGCACCACTAATTGTAAATCGTGTGGATAAAATAGAATTTGTCTGAACATAAGAAGTTACTTTTGTATATGCACTTGAACCAGTGTCTACTACTGAAGAATCTGTTACATTATATAATCTGTTTTGATGAAATTCACTTTCATAAGCTGGTGTTGAAGCTTTAATTAAATAAGTTCCTGCTTGTAATGTAAATTGATTATTACTTATAGATACTATTCCATCAGCATCAGCAACCTCTGTATTTAAATCCCTTGTCCTCCAAGCACCACTCGTAAAAGTACCTCCATTCGCAGCATTTTTTTCATCTCTAATAATTGCATAACTAGCAAATTTACCTCCAGCCGCAGCAGCAAACTCAAGCTCTGCATTTGTTGAGCTATGGTTCGCACTTGCTACTTGTAAAACCTGACCAGCAGAACCAGTTGTAGATGGTAATTTTAAAGTAATATCAGAACTTGGATTGGCTGCTGGACTATTTAAAATAGTGCCATTTCCAGAGGTGTGTTTTAGTTTTATACTTGCCATAATTAACTTGGTTCGGTAGGAAAAGTAACAGAACTCATATCTAAATTACCATTTGCATCTAACTTTGGCGATGCACTTGCTGGAAGATCACGCAAACTTTGACGATATGTTTTCCAATCATCTGCAAGTGTTAAATCAGAACTAGCTCTCCAATCACAAGCTGTTAATAATCTATCTCTTTCTGCCCTTAATAATCTCATAGGTTCCGCATTATTTAACCTAGTTACTTCAGCATCTATTTCTGATTCTGTTGGGACTGTATCACCACCTTTGTAATTAAGACCTGAGTATTCTCTGCCAATCCAAACAAATTCTTTATCAGGTTTTAGGCTTTGTAAAGCATGTATTTTGTTATATATCATGAGGCAATTTCCATTAAAGTCATGTGTGATGGTGTATTTTCTTCCTGTGCTGTAACTTGTCCATTATTAGATGTTGTTTCTGCCGCTGCTTGTACCCTGTAAGCAATTGAAGATGTTGTGTTTGGAGAATCTTCAATATTTACACAAGCGTTCATTCTTGAAAATATCCCAGAACTATGACCGTTCATTTGATTTCCTAAGGTCGGATTACTAGGTTGTGCCTCATAAATACTTACATCACTACCTCCGCTTACAAGTCTTATAACTTTCATTCCACCACTTGCTGAAGAAGTACTTCTGGAAAATTGTAGATTTGATGAAACTATTACTAAAATTTTATTTGAAGCACTTGAAGGTGTTATTGTAGCTGTCAATCCTGTATCTGTAAAAGAGGTAGAAGCAATTGAAGTTTGAGTTGAAAAAACAGCGTGAATAATTTGAAGAATAGGCCCATCTTTACCAGTTGTCGCACCTAAATCCGCAATCTGGACTACCCCATCAGGCAAACCGCCTACTGCCAAACCTCCGATTGTATTGTTGCTGCCGTTTAATGTTAATGCCATTATGGAATCGTTACAACTGAGGGACTATTTATTGTTAGTGTAGCACCAGACGCAATAGTGAGAGGGCCTGCAACTAAAGCGTTATGATTTGATGAAATTGTATAACTTGTATTCATTTCATTTTCAGATTCAAAGAAAATTTGTTCACCGCCTCCACCAGTTCCACCACCGCCACCAGCATCTGCATATTCAAGCTGTCCAACTGCTGTTGAACCAGAACCAGAAATACTTTTTACTTTTAAAACCTTATCAGCAGCAATTTGGTTATCTGGCAAAATCAAAGTATATGATTGACCAGCACTATGGGCTGGGGATTTAATTTTTACACCATGACTATTTTGATTGCAGTTAAGTTGTAAAGTTCCATCATTAGTAGCACCTTTGATTTCAAATAATCCTGTGCCATTTGGAGTGACTTTTATATTTCCGTTTGTAGTGGAAGTATTTATTTCATTTGCTTGTACATCTAAATTACCACCTAACTGCGGTGATGTGTCATCAACTACGTTTGATATACCACTTGCACCACTTAATGAACCCCAAGCACCATTATTGTAGCCTTCAAAGGTGTTTGTCTGGCTATTATGGCGTATCATACCTACTGCTGGGCTGCCGTCCCTCTGAGCCGTTGTACCAGAGGGTAAAGTTATTGAAGAGGTTACGTTAAAAGTTGCTCTTGCTGTAAATGTATTTTCTGTTGATAAGTTAGCATGACCGAAGTTTGCAAGACTTACATCACCCAAACTTACAAAGGCATTATTAGCAGCGTTTCTAATTTTTAAGGTATTACCATCAATGTGTTGCGTATAAGCTGCAACACCGATTGACGGATCGCCAGAGCCTTGATTAGTTGTGCTTAATGCAGCAATTATTTGATTTAATTTTGTTCTTACAACAAGTCCAGTTCCGTTATCAACTGTAAAACCAGAACCACCAGTATTATCGACTCTTGCCATTTAAAAAAGAGTAATTGTTTTTAGTATATCCGTTTTATCCACCTTTACCAAACCCCACAGCAGTAAAATTAAAATTTCTATTAACTGAAGCTCCAGAGCTGTTTTTAAATTGGACTTTAAATGATGAAGCGGTGATGTCAGACAAAGTGAAGAAGTCCCCTGCCTGTAAATCGCTTGCAGTAATTCCTATTGATGGAAGCTGCGTGTTTGCACCTAAAAGAGAACTTGTGCCGACAAAGAAAGGAGAATCAAAAGAAACAGTAGTCAAACCGCTTGATGTCTGTGTTCCTGATTCTGTTCTTCTTTGCAAGCTTGCTGTGTATCCTAATTCTGTAATCTGGATAGTTTGGGCTGAATCATTTGAGGTTAAAGTAGTTCTAAATTTGAATCCTCTTCCTTTGTAAGTTCCATTTGCAAAAGTTTGAAAACCAGCGTAAGTGGCAGAGCCAGAACTGGGGTCATCTTGAGTTACATTGACTTCTAGAATTGCATTTACATCTACACTGTCTGTACCGTCAAAATCTTGCAAACTATCAATCAAACCTCTACTATCCAGTAAATCATTTGGAAATATAGCTTGAGACTTCATGTGCCTTTTAAGATCTAAAGCAAATACGCCCCCTAAATCTAGGAAAGTACCTCCAGCACTACCACCAAATTCGTAAGTTCCAGAGGGGGCAACACCTCCAACAAAGTCAATACTTGTTTCATTGTCAAAATCAGTAATAGTATCAAATAAACCAACACCAGCTAAAGTCAAAGAATTAGATGAACTGTCAAAAGCTGTGCTTACCTTTGTGCCTTGAAATTTTGGATTGTCTTGATCTTCGCGTCTTGTTTGTGTAATAAGAGCTGGCAATGGATCAGGTGGGTCAATAATTACAGATGTTTCTCCAGTACTAAACCGCCCACCATCATCTTGCGCCCTTAAAATCACCTCACCAGCCAATATTGGGATTTCCGCAGAACTTGTATTACCAGCAACAGCAGTCACAAGGTCAGTTGCATTTGAAAAAGTACCATTTCCTGTGGTGTCTGGTGTGTGCCGTATAAAAATTTTTCCCCCTGCGACCACATCTGCCTCCGCTGGTGGTGTCCATCTAAGCCTTGCAAGCTTATCTGTTAATGGTTCATAAGTAAGGCCTGTAATATTTGCTGGTGGTGCAGTTTTACCAACAGCTTCAAAAGTCAGTTCTGCTGGTGTTCTTGATGGTTGACCTAAAGCATTGAAACTAAAAACCCTAAAGTTATAAGTACCAACGTCAGTATTGAATATTTCAACATTACTTGATGGACTCTCAATAGTTTTAAAATCACCATTATTAGCTCTGTACTGAACTTGGTATCTTGATACACCAGCTTGCGGTGTCCAGTCAAGAATAATTTTTGGAACAGCAGTACCATTAATAACTACTATTTTTTCTGAGGCTGATAAGCCCTCTGGTGGATCTTTTACCTCAGTAAGCGTTGTTATATTTCTTGTTGGTAAAGCTGTGCCATCTTCAACAAAAGCATATTTACCAGAATCGTGTGATAAAGCTGTTATGGTAAAAGTTTTATCATCATTTTCTTTTACACCAATGACTCGCCATGTAGTTGTTTCTAAACTTGAAGTTTCTAAGATGAATGGTGCGTGTTGATTTGGTGCGGCACTAAAGGCAGAGGAAACAGTGATAGTGGTTCCTGATATTCCACTTATTGTCTTTTGCTCTAAACTTCCATCAGGCAAAATAACAGAAATCGTAGGATTAGCCCCAAGACTAGGAATATCTGTATTAGCTGAGTCATCTAAAACAACTGTTGTTGTATTAGTAACGCTTTTTAATAAACCCCCACGCCTTACACCAGCTTTTAAACTGTCAGATATTTCTATAACATCACCACAGCGTACCAGTGCGCCAGCAGCCGCAGTTGTCGCAAATGAACAAGTCTCACCAGAATTTTGCTCATTATATAAAAACCAACGGCCTAATCTTCTTGCCTGATTTCTACTTGTTGTCGCAAAAGCTTTGATATTTTTAATAACTACACCATATTTTGTCTGAGTTGCAGAATCAGCTTCAACAGTTTCAATGTCAATTTCCTGTGTGGTCATATCAAAATAACTAACATTTATTACTGTGTGTCTTGTTTTTAAACTTGATCCAGCATAGATAAACCCTGCCTCAGTTACATTTGCATTTGTAAAGATATATGATGCCGACTTTGGTGCATCTTGAGAAATTTCAATGCCACCAGCAGAATAAAAAGGCATTACTCTCATCACAGAACAAAGAGAATTTATCAATGTATATGCCTCTTGCTGTTGAGTTATGTTCACGTTACAGCTAAATCTAGGTTCTGTTGATCCATCACCATTACCAGCATCTACTGATTCTCCACAGTATTCACTTACTGTCTTAAAACTAAATTTATCCAAGTTTGATTCTGGAATACCACAGCCCGCCCTTGTATCTATAAGCAAGTCATAAAGAATCCAAGCTGGGTCTGTTGTCCACTCTTTATCTGTTTTGAATGTTCCATTAAAAGTCCCTGCATAAGTTATTGCACCTGTTTGTAAGTTAACTGTTGCATTATGTGGGATTTTTACCTTGCGACCTCTAATCCTATAGACTCTTTTTGGTATTCTTGGGAACTGTTCAGCATTAAACCTCAATGCAACGTGCGCGGTATTAGGATATGCGTTTTGTTCAAAAATAATATTAGTTGCTTGTTGAAATTGAAAAGCATTTACTAAAGTTGCATCTGAACTATCTGCTGTTACTCTTTCAACTCTCACAGCAACTGGAAAAGAAGTTGTCGAGCTAAATTTGACTAAATAATCTCTAAAATACGCATTTGTTGACCTACCTTCTACTGTGTCATTTATAACAGTGGTTGTAGTGCCATCATTTTCAATAGTTTTAATTAATAAATTGACTGAAACTCCGTTAATATCTCCATTATCTTCAAACTGTTGCAATGAAGGAAATCTTAAAGTTACCCTGACAGCGTTAATATTTGATTGACTAACAGTATGAGTTACTGGGAGTGATGTTGTCACTGTTGTACCAATAACAAATTCTGTTTCAATATTTTTAACTCCTTCAATAAATGTTTGATTTGCTGTTCCTAATCTGAAGTCAAAACCTAAATCTTTAAAATTAAAATCACTATCCTGTGGTGCTGTATTGCTTGCAGCTTCTTGTAAAACTTGAGTTGAATTTAAAAAAATATCCTTCTTGAAAGCATTAAAATAAGCGGTTGATGTCTTGTCTGTAATACCAGCTTTTGATGCTGTTGCTGATCCTTCAATTTCCCCTTCTCCCAGTAGTTCGACAATAGTATTAAATTGTTTTGAAGATAATGCACCACTAGGCAAGTCTGGATTTATTAAATCTTTTGCAACTTCACCTATACCTCTTGCTGCTAACATTAGTTGTTACCCTCCACTTGAACTGTATCAACTCCATTAGAAACCACAATAGAGCCAACCAAGATTTCTCCATATACTAAATTGACTGGAACGCCTGCATTACTAATATTTGTTAGCCCTGTAAATGAATAATTTGAGGCTAAAGCTGCTGGATCTAAACTATTTTGTCCACTTGCTATAGATTGATTATTTTGTTGTGGAGTCAACATACTTGTTACACCATCAACAATCATACTTGTACCAACAGTCGCTAACGTAGTCGTAACTACTGTACTTAAAAGAGTACTACCTAAAATTTTTGCTGGTATAGCAGATTTAGCAAACAAAGCACCAGCACCTAGTAAAATTCCAATAAAATTACCATGTACAAGTGGAATAATTTTTATATCATCTTTTGTATTTAAATTTAATAAATCTTCAGTTATTACTTTTGTTCCGACCTGTATTGTGTAAATCTGCTCTGCCATATGTTTTTCGATACCTTTGAAATTACAAACTAAAAAACTAATAGCTTCTCTAGGTGTATTTAAATCAACTTCAAACTCAGCTTGACCTAAAAACTTTCTTAAAGTGCCATAAACTTTTATTTTTTTAAGCATCTATTTCATCAGGTCTGATTACTGCTATTTTATCTGATTTTGGAGAAACGAGATAAAAAATTAAATCTATTGATTTACAACTATATTTATCAGATTCTGAAAACTCTAAAATATTTTGTGGGTGACTATGAACTATACCAATAATTTTATCAACAAAATCCTCTACCTCTGCATAATCTAAAGGGTCAATAACAAAAGATTCTGCCTTTAATTCATCTGCAATATTTTTGCAAGGATAATACTTTTCTTTATTTTCTTTAACACCAACAATTCCACATGATTCGTTAGGGTCACACTCTTTGGCATGATTTATTGCATCTTCTTTCCAACAGTAATTCGTCATGTATTTATAAATGTCCCAACCCCTGCAAAATCTTTTCTTGTTACTTGTCTTTTTGGTAATTTTAAATTTGCTTGATCTAATGCGCCAACAAGTTCAAACTGTATAATTTCTCTTGTTTCAGTTGATTTCCTATCTATAAAAAATATTTCTTGAGGTAATTCATTTGATGATGGAGTGCCAAATGGGTTGGTATTACTAGGAAAATTGGAAGCGTCAAGTTCACTGGCATGAGTTGTTATTCTGGTTAATTTTGCATCTGCTAAATCATTATGTGGCGTTGTTAAATTAACAATTATCAACAGATCAGTCATAGTTATCACTGATCCACTTCTTGTGATACCGCCTAAGTTTGCAATACTAAGCGTTGGTCTTGGGACTTGACCTTTTCCAGTAAACTCAGCACCTGTGAAAGTAATAGGAACTCTTTGATAGGAATTACCTTGCCATATTATTTCTGCATTTGAGTTCATGTTTGAACCAGCATGAAATCTGTAAACAGTAGGCACATTTGATGGATTACCTGTTGCATAATGCAAACCCTCTACAAGTTCTAAAACAAATAGTTCAATCCTTGCACTTGGATTAAGTTTTTGTAATTCGGAGACTGGTATTGCCATTATGGTTCTGCTACTTGTTCAAAAGTTAAATTCATCACTACTCTATTACTTAAAATTGCTGTCCTTGTTCTTCTTGTACATATAAATTTTAACGCTGATGAATGATGTGGCGGTGTAAAATCAAAGTTTTCTTGATCGTCAAATCTTGCATCTAAAAAAGTGTCTATAGTATCTGCGTCAGTAGTAGTAACATTAAAAGTTAAATTTAATGAAATTAATCTTTTATTTGCTGGCAATCCTTGAGCCAAACGCTGTTCATATCCATCACCAAGTTTTATCCGTAACGCATCTTGATTAACAGTTTCTTGTGTCGAATACTGAGGAGTGATTGATGGAAAGGTAGCCATTATGCCAATAAACCTCCAGCACGTTTTTGTTTTATTAATTCTGATTGTATCGCTGCCGCTATTTGATTACCAAGATTGTTTGCATCTGCACTGTTTCCAGAAACATTACTTGAGTTTGCATCAACATTCACAGTTATAACATTTGTAACACTATCTCCACCACCACTCATGGGAACAGATGGCAAAATGGTTCCAGAACTTCTTGGAACAAACAACTCAGGTTGACGTTCTCCAACAATATAAGGTTGACCAGCTTTGACAGGGCCACCATTAGCTTTGAAAAGACCGCCAAGTAAACCGCCAAGAAAACCTCCTAATCCTTTTTTCTCTCCACCGCTTGCACCCTTACCAAATGCCTCTCCAAATCCACCTATAAGCTTGTCTAACTGTGCATCAATGATTTTATCTCTTATGCGATTTAATACATTTGTCATTGCTTGTCCAAAGGATTGCGCACCAGTAATAGCCTCTCTCAAGTTATTTTTTATACTACCTTCAATCTCTTCACCAATTTCAGTAAATTTTTTTCTTAATTCTTCCGCAGCCTCTTTATTTTTTTTGATTTGTTCTTCCTGTTTCTTTTTCTCTTCATTTTGACGTTTTATTTCTGCTGTTGTTTTTCTTTCTTCGTCTAGTTTTTCTTTTATAGGAGTTATTGCTTGTTGATTAAGTTGAAGCTGTCTTTGTAGTGAATTGATTGCTCTCTTATTATTGTTTTCTTGAGCAGTGGCTAATCTCCTAAGAAGTTTCTGCCTTTCAATAAATAGTCTGTTAAATTCACTCTTTAAAAGTTGTTCATCACCTTCTTTGAGTGCTTTATTAAAATTATCTTGTTCTCTCTTTGCTTTTATAAGTGCAGTCGTAAATCCACCAATAAGAGTGACTATTGCGACAAAAGGCAATGCGTTAAGTGCGACTGTAGCAACACCTCCAGCCGCAGCTAATTTAATCAAACCAGCAGTCACTAAAGGAATTGCCACTGCAACACCTTTGGCAGCTGTAGCTATAGCAGCAAATATCAATGCAGTTTGTCCTATTGGTGAATTAACAAATTCTGTAGTTTTATCAATTAATTTTGTTAACAATATTGTTACCTCTTCAACTGCTGGTCTTAATTGATCTCCAAATGCTCTAGACAAATCTTCTGTTGCATTACTGAAGTTTTTGAATACTTGTGTTGGATCATTTCTCAACAATTCTTTCAAGAATCCACTTCCCTCATTTCCTATTCTTCCCAGTGATCTAAGTACTACTTCACTTGTCAGCTCTCCATTTGCTGCAAGTTCTTTTAGTTTTCCTATACTAACTCCAAGTTCTTCAGCAATCGGAGCAAGTATTGTTGGCACTTGTTCTGAAACACTCCTAAACTCATCACCAGCAAGCCTTCCTGAGCCAAGAGCCTGTGCTAGTTGCCTAAATGCGTTTGAGGCTTCTATACTTGATGCCCCAGCTAATTTTGCGGCTGTGTTAAATCCAAAGAATACAGTTTTAATATCATCAACACCAACTTTTAATGGAGCTAGTCTTGCTGTAATATCTGTTACACCTTCAAGAGCCTCAGTTGCACTTAATCCAAAAGCTTTCTGTGCATCTGTAGCAATCTGAAGCGATTTTGCAAAACTTCCACTTTCTTTTGTAAGTAAACCTAATCTGACCTTAAGTTTTTCAAAATTTGCTGATGTCTTAACCGCTTGTCTGCCAATAAGTACAATACCAGTTGCAGCAATGGCATTTCTTAGTCCATTAAATGAGTTTTGTAGTTTGTTTGTTTGATTCTGTACACCATTTAAGGCCCTTGTCGCACCGCTGGCATCAACTCTTAATCTAACGACTGCCTCTGCCACAAATAAAAAAAAACCTTTACTCTATATTACCTTGAATTGCGTTTTTGTCGTTGCAATGCCTTTTTTTCTTCTTCATGTTTAATTTCATAATATCCAGCCCAATATATAAGCTCTGCCTCAGTCATGTTCATTCTGAGTTCTTGCACTGTTTTACCAAGTTCTGTTGCTAGGAAAAACTCAAATCTAAGCCAAGCCTCCCCTTTTATTCTTTTTTTGCTGTATCAATATCAAGCTGAATATCATTCAAGAAAAGTTCAAGATCGTTTAAAACTTTCTCTGGAAGTTGTCTTTGCAACATTGGTGCATCTGACATATCAAAAGCTGGACTTCCATCTTCTTTTTCTGCCATTTGACAAAGAAGTTGAGTTGATACAACTAAAGCATCAGCATTTGGGCCAGCTAATTGCTGTGCTTTTACTCTTGCATATCTTGTAATAGGTTTGAAGTAAATAGTAGTAACTACTTTGCCTTTTGAATCTTTTACCTCAAATTGTCGTCTTGTGACCATTTCATCTTGAAAAGCTCCAAGAATAAGGTCTGCGGTTCTTTCAGTTGCCATAAATAAATGCGAAGATTTTTACTTTTTTTAGATTGCTGATGTAATAGTGCCAGATGGCTTGAATGTGATGTTGATTGTGCTGACATCACCTATAGCTGAACCCTGCTCAAAGTTTGTTATAAGGCCACTGAAGCTGATCTTTTTAGTTCCGCTTGCACTATCAGGAAAAAGCTCAAAAGATGCTGTTGCGGTGTCACCTGTTGTCAAAACTCCGTCCATAAAAGTTGCAGTCTCACCAGAGGCAGCGTTGTCATATTGGAGAACAGCAGACCCTTCACCCTCAATAAGTCCACCAACAAAAGATTTAAAAGTGTCACCTTGAACAGTTGTTTCTTGGGTATCTTTGGTAATAGACATAGACCACTCTCTAGTGCCTAATACTGGGTTAACTGAAGAGCCGCCATCATCAAATTTGACTTGCCCTACATCACCTTTTACAGCAGCCATAACAATAAAAAGAAATATTTATAATTATATTAACCTTTTTTTGGATTTTTTACAGCTTTTGCTTCAGCTTCTTGTTTTTCCATATACCTTCTGCACTGGTTATCCCAATACTGTGGCTCTCTTCTGCCTTTGACAGCCTCAATAACATCAAGCATTTTTTCAGTAATTTCCATTACAAGTCCTCATAAATATTGAAAGTGATCCTAATTTGTGTTTGAAATTTACCCTCTGGACTTGAAGTAAGTATCTCAGGCCCAATAGGTGAATCAAAAATCACATTAGAAACAGTAATTCTATTGTATAAGTCTCTAAGCCTCTTGCAAATTGTAAAGTTTGACCCTGCCCCGATACCCTCTTCTGTGAAAATATTTAATAAAACTAATCCAACAACATTATTTGATGCACTACTTGAATCTCCCTGAGTCAGGTATTCATTTGCACCAAAGCTTGTAATACATTGAACAAAAGTATCTTCTGCTGTTGAGTCAAAGGTCATATTACTAAAAACAACAGGTATTGCTGGGCTTGAAGCAAGCTCTGTGGCTAACCTAGCCTCTATTGTTGATCTGACTGTGTTTAAATCTATTGCTGCCATCAGATGCCCCTCCTTAGTTGTTTAATTACATATTGCTCAAGTTCCTTGCCTATAAGTTCTGGAAACCCAGCAACAGTATTTTGTCTTGTTCTATATTGACCACCCCATGATGGTGGTAGGTTTACACCAAAGCAAACAGGTTCTGCATAAACAAGATTATTAGTGACAGTCCCTTCAAATTTTTTTATTTCTGTCTGCCAAGCTGCTCTTAACTGACCACCTCCCTTTGGTTCACCCTTATAAACAACTCTAACTGGTGTAGCTTTTTTTACTCTTCTTGTCCACTCCAAAGTTGTAGCAGCAACAAGATCAACAACAAGTTCCTCAAAAAAATCATCAATCTCAGAAACTTTTATTTGTCTCGCCATCTTTACCTCAAAATAAGATCAAAACTTACAGGTGTATTATTTTGCTCATTTATCACAACTTGAATAATTTTAAATTCAACACTACTAATAACTACCCTGTCTTTTGTTGTAGGGACAAATGTAAGATCACCAGCAGATATAGTAAGCAATTTATCTTGTGACTCAATCAAATCATTGACTTGATTTCTTGAAACATTGCTCAATGCACCTTTGATAGTTGTATCAGATGTAGATTCTGAAATAGCTCCAGTAGTGGTATTGTATGCCCCTGCTGTTACTTGTCTGATAGTCACATCACCACCAAGCTTCTTAAGTGAAGCACTGGCGGCTTTTTTTAGTGCATTAGCAAGACTCATAATCTATAAGCAATGACTTGACCACTTGCAAGAGTGATACTTGTTATTACTCCACAGACCTCAGATGATGCCTTCATTGTGATGCCGTTGATAGTTGCAGAACCATTTTCTGTTATGTTTTCAGCAACAAAAGTTGCCTCTGCGTCTGTCAGACAATGCACCTTACCAAATCTGCCTGTATGGGCAGCCGTATCGGTAATAATGATTGCTGCTGGATATTCATAGCCGTAGCCCATTTTCATGACCTCTTAATTGATAAGTTTGCTCTTCCACCTATTC